ATTACTCTACCATTGTTAACACAGTTATTGCTAGCCCTGTTAATCCTCGTGACATCGACAATGCTACGATGCTTAATGATGCTATTGCACACGTATTTGATGATAACCGCTTTGACATCTTGGGCGACCAGATTAAGCTTGGCGGTTTAGTTTCAGGAGTACTAGCTTGTGAAGTCACAGTTGAGGACACTGGAGCACGCGATGTGTTTGGCCGTCCTATTAATCGTGTTAACTACGATTATGTTAACGACTCTGAGCTTGTGTTTGACCCGGCGTCTACACAAGATGACTATTCAGATGCTCGTTTCTTACACCGCTTCAAATGGCTCTCTAAAGACGCGGTTATTAAAGCGTATGGGAAAAGAGCGGTAGAGCGCTTAGATGCGTACTATAACTACCTAAACGTTGATGAAGCAGACTTTGAGTTCAACAACAACTTTGAGTACACTGGTTACTACCGTGTGTTTGACAACTTCTTAATCGTCCACTCGGTAATGGAAGATGAGAATGGTGAGCGCTGGTCATGTCACTGGTCTGAAGGCGTAATGCTTAAGAAGACCCGCATAACTAACCAAGAGACTCGCTGGCCTTATCGCATACAGTTCTTACACAGCTCTAACGTCAAAGAGTACTACGGTGTATTCCGTGAGGTAGCAGAGTCTCAGCGTGCGATTAACCAGGCGTTGATTAAGCTTCAGCTAATGGTAAACTCTGAGAAGGCATTTGTACAAGACGGCGCGGTTGACAACATTGACGACTTTACTGTTAACTTCAACCGTGTGAATGCTGTTATTCCGGTTAAAGAGTTAGCTGGTATTAAGATTGAGCAGATGTCACGTGAGATTCTTGACCAGTACACGGTTATTGATAAAGCCTTAGATCGCATCCAGCGTGTGCTAGGTGTTAACGACAGCTTCTTAGGTATGGCTTATGCCTCAGACTCAGGTCGTAAAGTTAAGTTACAGCAAAGCGCTACTATCATGTCGCTTCGCTACATCACAGCACGTATTGAGAGCTTCTACCAATCTTTAGGTGATGACACAGCTAAGCTAATTCGCCAGTACTACACTGCTAACCAGGTTATTATGGTTGTGGATGAAGTAGTTGGCAATCGCTGGATTGAGCTAAACAAGCCTATGATGGAATTCGCAGGTTCATTTGACGCTAATGGTCAGCCTCAGATGCGCCCTATCTTGCTACCTGAAGTTGATCCTGCCTCTGGTGAGATCATGGAAGATGAAGACGGTAACATCATTATGGCGCCTGTTAATGAGCTTGAGACTGAGCTACGTGATATGCACTTTACCATCCGCATCGATGCATCAGCGTATAATGATGAAGATGAGAAAGCTCAGCTAATGCTTGAGACTGTAATGAGCGGCCAGGTTGGTCAGATGATGAGCCAGGTTAATCCTGCTGGCTTCTTCCAGATGTCCGCCTTAGCTATGAAGTCAATGAAGACTAAGTACTCACCAGATATTGTTGCGGTACTTAACCAGACTGCTGCAATGCTCGGTGGAGACCCTGAAGCACAAGCTCAGGCATCTCAGATGGCACAAGGCGGTCAACAGGGTGGACAACCTATGAGTAAAGCTCTTAAGCTTCCACAGAATACAAACGAAGGAGTCGCGTAATGTCAGCTATTAGTTCACTGTTACGTACAGGACTAAAAGAGTTACCTGAAGATACTGTTGTGCCTGCACAGTCTGTACCTAACCTTCTTAAGAAGAAAGGTATCAAGGAAGAGGAGATTAAGTTCTCTGGTGTAGAGCTTCCTAAAGAAGGCAAGGTCACCAAGGCAGATTTACTTAAGATGGAAGAAGGTCGTAAAGACATCTTCAGTACTGAGTTCGCCAACGCGTATAACTGGGTTAGTTTAAAGCCTGGTCGTAATAATCCTACGTACAAAGAGAAGGTTACTACGTACTCTGATAAAGGTGCACAACCTCCAGTGCCCTCTACTGAGTTTGTAGAAGACGTACCAGGTGAGATTGCCGCACTTGAAGGTTCACGTTACACGTCTAGCCACTTTAGCGAGGTTCCTAACTACTTAATGCACTCACGCGTGTATGACGATACCTTAGACGGTACACCTACACGTGTAGTACAAGAGATACAGTCAGACTTGCACCAAGCCGGCCGCCAGCATGGTTACGCAGGCGCGGAGTTAAGCGCAACGCAGCAAGCAGAGGTACGTAAAGACTTTGCAGAGATAGAGCGGCTTTACGACGAAGGTGACTATGACGCAGGTGAGGTGATTGTTGCTCGGGTAGAGCAGCTACTACCGCACTTAAAAGGTACTAATTGGCTAGACTCTACTGTGGATAGCGTGCTAGCTAGTGCTACGTCTACTCCCAAGTCTCCCTTTGAGAAGACTTGGCTACGCAAAGGTATGGAACGTGAAATTACCGATGCCATTGATGAAGGTCGTAGCCAAGTTGCTATTCCTATCTCAGGTGCGGTAGACGACCTTAAACGTGCTCCAGGTGTACAGAAGTGGTATGAGACTACTGTGTTATCTACAGCTAAAAAGTTAGCTAAGTCGTCAGGCATGGACTTTGAGCTGAAGACAGTAGGTCAGCCTGGACAGTTTACAGCAGAGCAACTTGAAATTTTAAAGGCGTATAAAACAGAGTACACAGACGAACTTGCTGACAAAGCATTTGATATTGTTAAGTCCGTAGAGTTCGAAGGCGCAGATGAAGTAGGTCGGTCCTTCCCTGAGACAGTAGACTTTATCCTTAGCGGCGCTAATAAAGGTGAAGGAAAAGTGGTGACTTATGCTGTGCTTAAGGCTAAAGAAGGTGCTAAGCCAAGTTTTGCTCTGTACGCCTCACCTGGTGCTACTGCTTATGTTGCGTATCAAGCGTTGTCTGAAGGTATGCCTCAAGATGATGTAGAGCGTATGCTATCTGAAGACGGGTATAACGAGCTTGAGATTCAAGACATCTTAGCTAATACTCAGACTATTGCGACTATGAAGTCCGAAGGTTACACAGATGAAGACATTAAACCTATGCTTGAGCATCAGGAAGTTGATGTTGCTAACTCTGAGTCTAAGCCTATGGGTGAACCCGACCCGCAGACTCCTGGTCGTATATCTGATGCTTACCGTGATATTGTAGGTGCTGAAGACATGACCATTAAAGAGCTTGTCTCTAAGATGGAAACAGTCTATCCTGATGACTCATTTGTGACAACTAATATTGCAGGCTTCTTTGGTGATCAAGAAGCTCAGCGCATCTCTGATGCCTCTCGTGTTGCACAACGTAATCGTATTACCACGGAAGCTAAGAATAAGTTTGGCTTAGACCTAGAGTTTGGTCCTGATGGTGAGTGGTATGCTCAGACTGAAGACGGCCCTGTTATGGTCACACCTGAATGGTGGCGTGGCTTCACTGAGAATAAGATGGAGCTTGTTGGTGGTATTGCTGGAGGTTACGCTGGTATCAAAGCTGGCTTGGTAACAGCTGCAGCTACACCAGGTGGTCCTTTAGTTAAGTTAGGTGCAGGCTTTACAGTTGCTGCGGCTATCACCTCTATGGGTTCTGTCTTAGGTACTGAGTTAGACTACATGCACTCTGCATTGACATTACAGCAGGACTTTGAAGCTCAGGCCATGGCTCGTAAAGCTATGACTGCTGCAGAGTTAAGTGTTATCGGTGATGCAATTGGCGGCGGTGTTATTAAAGTAGCAGGTTCATCCTGGCGTGGTATGAAGGGTGCTGTAGACTATGTACGTCAAGGCATGTTTGATCGTGCTGGTCTAGCACTTAAAGAAACATTCTTTATTAACGACGATGAGGCTGCTGAGTTAGTCACTAAACTAAGTCGTGTAGCTAAGGTTGAAGGTAAGACTCCTACTGAGAAAGCTATCGCTGCAACTGCAGTGACTAAACCAGGTGCTGAAGAGCTTGTGCAAGCTTCTGTTCATACAGACCCTCGTGCGAGTCGCGCTGTTGTTAAGGCTGTAGACGATCGTGCAAAAGACCTCTTAGCTACTACTGGCAAGCTTGAAGGTGAAGATATTGGTCGATTCTTACGTGAAGACTTTGAAGGCTATCGTTCCTTAGTTCGTGAAGGTTTTGAACGTACTAAAGCTCAAGCAGGTGCTGCGCCTAATGCAAATGCTTTCCGCTTTGACTATGATAAGATGGCATTAGACCCAGTGCTTGAACGTCTAGGTAAGAACATTGAGAATCCAGACCTTGCATTTAAGTTTGGTCGTCAAGCTCAGAAGATTCGTGACATGAGCAAGAGTCGCCGTCTTGGAGACTTAATCGAGCTACGTAAGTTAGTTAACGAGTTCCGTTACAACAAGCGTATTAGTAATGCTAAAGACTACG